TCAGGTGCTGTTGGCTTTGAACAGGCAAAGCAAATGCTGTTGTTTGCTGCCAGGTCATTTCCAGGCTCACGCGACTTGGAAGAAACACTTGAGGCTATCGAGCCGCCACAGCCACAGCCAAACCCAGCAGACAAGCTGGTTGAGGTAGAGGCTGCAAAGGTACAGGCACAAGCAGACCAGGCAGCGGCAGACGCACAAGTCAAGGTTGCCAGGTTGCAGCTTGACCAGCAACGTGCGGCTACTGACGCTCAGTTTAAGCAGCAGAAGCTGGATATTGATGCAGCCAAGGTTGTGACGACAGGATGAGAAACGATGAGGCACTAGCTCGTTTCATTGTTTTGAGCGGGTATAGCGATATACATAAAAAATTCAACATTGGTGACATGCACAGGCTATATCTGCCGCCAATAGCGTTGGGTCAATACCGGCTCTGGGAAGCTGACACAAAACCGCTAGGGTTTATGACCTGGGCTTTTTTCAACAAAGAAGTTGAAGAGGGTTATTTGTCTGGTGAGCGGCAAATCACGCCGGATGATTGGAACAGTGGGCATATACCGTATGTCATAGATTTTGTGGGGCCGTTTGGTTCAGTAGGTAAAATGGTGCGTGAAGCGCGGCAGCACTTACGCAACGAATATGGGCCAAAAATGCTTTTTAGAGGCTGGCGTAAATACAGGGGCAAAACATGTTTAGTAAGTACCTGAAGTTTGACGGCGATCCGTTTGATTTTGAACAACGGCTTTTCTGCTTTGTTGGTGATGGCGGTGAAGATCCTACAGGGGCAGATGATGATGAGCGTTTTGAAATAGAAGAGCGCGGCAATCTGCTCACCCCAGATGTAGGCAGAGCAAGTCGCCAAGCAGCAGGTGGCGGCAGGACAAATTTTAATCTAACCACCCCACAAACCATTCGTGGCGTACCCATCTCTGCTCTTGACGATATGAATCGAGCTAATGATGAAGATTCACGCCAGGAACGCCGCGAAACATTTTTTGGGGATGCTACAACAGACCAGAGAGGCGATGAAATATCAGAGGCTGCTATTGATGACTTGCTGGCCCGTAGCTTTTCGGCTGGTTCACGCATCACGCCAGAAGAAGGTGTTGAAGCAAACAACAGGCTCAGTCTGTCAAACAACCCAATAGCTAACTTAGCCAGGACGTTGCAAAATAGAGGGGCGCAGAATATTCGTCAGCAAATCGTTGCAGGCGGTACGCCCTTCACAGATGACCAGGGCATGATCCAAGCTGCTATGACCCCGCGAGGCGGCTTTGTTGGAGATCAAAGTTTGAACCCTTACCCAAACCCCATGTTTCAAAGCGATGACCCACAGCCCATGCAACAAATGCCGTCTACTGGCGACCCGCAAGACCCTGGCAAAACAACGCCAGAAACGATTGATGATGCAGCTATTAATTATCTGCAAAACCCGTTTTACCTATATTCAGGCCAAGGCAATCTCTACAATCCTTATGGTTTTGCTCAAGGCACACTCGTTGACCTGTTGCAGAGCAGGGGCATGAGACAACCACAGCAGGCTGACACGCTTGGCCTGTTTGCAAATCCAAGGGACTTTATGTGATGCAGATTGATTTAGACCAGGCGCAAAGCGCATATCAAAACTTGAGTGAGCAGGAACGCGAGTTAATCCGCGAGGCAATGGACAGCCCGTTAGCATCAGTATTGAGCAAAGTGTTTCCAGACTTGATGAGCGCGTTGGGCAGTTTTAACAAGCCGCGCCGCAAAATGGATGCAGCACAGCGTCAGATGGCAGCAGGGATGTTGATGCGATGAGTAAACAAACATTTGTGGTAAGGGACGGTAAGTTAGTTCCTAAAGAAGAGGCCAGCCGCGAAGCTGGCCTTTCTATTATGAGGGACATTGAGCCTTACCAGAACATGAAAGATTTCGGTTGGATAACCAGCCGTTCACAGCACCGTGAGTTTTTACGGCGCAATAACTTTGTAGAAATAGGGAATGAGCAAAATCATTTATTGACATGACAGACACACAACAGCTTGATAGCACTGAAGCTGGGGTTGATGCAGGCGCATCCATCCCGCAACAGCCAGCAAGGCCCGAAACTGTAGCTGAGACACTGGCTAAGACATTACAATCATTCGAAGGTGAGGCAGAGGCAGAAGAAGAAACACTGCCAGAGCCGCCAGAGGCTGAAGAGGCTGAAGAACAGCCAGAAGAAGCAGAAGAGGCTGAAGAGCCTGATGAAGCTGATGATGAAGAAGAAGAGCAAGAGGCGGCTGAGTTAGAAGCTCTTGAAGCCCCTGCACATTGGCCTAAAGATTTTGCAAAAGAATTTAGCACCATGCCGCCAGAGGCGCAGCATCTGTTTATGCAACGCTATAAGCAGATGGAAGGTGACTACACACAAAAGACACAAGGCATTGCCAAATACAAAAAAAGGCAAGAGCAGTTTGATGAAATCATGCAGCCGTTCAGGGGTGACTTTGAGCGTGCTGGTATGGATGATGTGGCAGCTATCAGGCAACTGTTAGCCGCGCATGATTATCTGCGTAAAGACCCTCAAAACGCTATTTCTTGGCTTGCAAACCAGTATGGCGTGGATATGGCGGCAGTCAGTAATGACCCAGCGGCAGAGGATGACTACACAGATCCAACCGTTAAAGCCCTACAGCAGCAAGTGGCCCAGCTAACAGGCTTTATACAAAATCAACAGACACAGCAGCAGAGCCAAGTACAGGCAAGCACGCAGTCTCTGATTGACCAGTTTGCACAAGAGAAGGATGACAAGGGCAACCTAGCACATCCGCATTTTGATGCAGTATCGAACCACATGGGCGTTTTGATTCAAAACAATGTCGCCCCTGACCTGGCAACCGCTTATGACATGGCTGTAATGGCTGACCCTAAGCTGCGGCAGGAAAAGCTCGATAGTTACGCAAAAAGCCAAGCACAAACATCAGTGCAATCTGATGCTGTTGCTAAGGCAAAAAAAGCGCAAAGGTCAAAAGTCAGAGGCAGTGCAAAACCAGCCGCACCCGCGCTCCCCGCAAATGCGTCTATTCGTGACACCATCGCGGCGTCAATTCGACAACTTGAAAATGGAAGGAGCTAGTTATGGCTAGTCCAAATCTTTCAGAGATCGTCACGACCACCCTGCGTAATCGCAGCCGGACGCTCTCAGACAACGTAAGCAACCACAACGCATTGTTGCGGCGTTTGCGTGAAAATGGCAACCAAACCTCTGTCACAGGCCGTGACATTGTGCGTGAGCTAGAATATGCCGATAATGGAACTGTTCAGTTCTATTCAGGCTATGAAACACTCGATGTTTCACCAGCAGATGTGCTTTCAGCGGCTGTGTTTGATTACAAACAGCTTGCTGGTAACGTCACAATTTCTGGCCTAGAGCAAGTCAAAAACTCAGGTGAGCAAGCTATCATCAATCTGCTTGAAGCGCGTATTAACGTGCTTGAAAAGTCGATGATGAACAGCCTGTCTACATCAATTTATTCAGATGGCACTGGTTCATCTGGTAAAGAAGTAGGCGGCTTGCAGCTTATCGTGGCAGATGCTGGTACAGGAACAGTTGGTGGCATTAATTCATCAACCTTTACTTTCTGGCAAAACGTCCAGACCACAGCAACGTCAAGTGCATTTAGCACCACAAACGTGCAGGCAGATATGAATAACATCTATCTGCAACTCGTTCGCGGCGCAGACAGCCCTGACCTGGTTATGGCTGGCACAAATGCCTATAAGGCGTTTCTGGGCAGCTTGCAGGCAATCCAGCGCATCACATCAGACGATCTGGCAAACTCTGGTTTCACCAGCGTCCAGTATCTCAATTCTGATGTTGTGTTTGATTCAGCTTGTAACACCAACCGCATGTACTTCCTGAACACAGATTATCTGCGTTTGGAAGTTGCAGCATCACGGGACTTTGTGCCTGGTGAAGCAAAAATGTCAGTAAACCAAGACGCTATGGTGACACCAATGTTCTGGTCAGGAAACTTGACCTGTTCAAACCGTGCGCTCCAGGGCGTGATCCACACATAAGGAGACTTTTGCATGACTATTGCAGCAGTAATGGGGATTGACCCCACAAGCGTTGCTGACACACCTGAGTTTCAGTTGGGTCAGCTTGGCGCAATCATTGACGACACAAACGGCACACGCATTTACAAGTATCTGCAATATGATACTGGCAGTGCGGGCGCAGATGCAGTCGCTGGTGAAGTTGCTTATTATTACACCTTAGATGGCTATAAAACTTTCAAAGTTACTAGCGATCTGTCCGATTCAGTTGAAATCGGTGCGGGTGTAATTCAAGCAGTAATGACAGATGGGCAATATGGCTGGTTCCAGGTTACTGGAGTAGCTACCTTAACCATCGCGCTCACAGCGGGTGCTGATGGCGACCCTCTGACACCAACAGGCGCAGCCGATGGCACACTTGATGTTTCAGCAGCCGCTACAGACAATGTTTGTGCGATTGCTGGTGATATCAGTGACAAGGAAATAATTTGCACATTTCCTCTGTAACTTTGCAATGGGGCGGGGAAACTCGCCCCTTCTTTTCAAATGGGAGTAGTTTATGGGAACGAAGGGCATATTTTTTGAACGCGAGTTAAACGGTGAAACACGAGATTTTTGCCGCATCGAAATTTCAGGTGTGCGCGATGTTTGGGAGGGGCCAGCTAGGCCAGAAGATATCCAGCGTTTTCCTGCGGAATGGGAAGCCTTCAAGAAAAAAGGCAAACGCAAAAAGCCTAAAGGTTCGAGTTTGGCGGCGTTGCCTGGTATGACAGAGCCGCGCCGTTGTGAGCTTGAACTGAATGATATTGAAACTGTAGAGCAACTAGCATCTGCACAGGAAACCACCCTGAGAAATATAGGTGAGCCGTATGTTGAGCTTGCCAAAATAGCCAAACTGCAAGTTGAAGCATCCAAGCAAAAGGATGACTTGGTTGTTGAAGTTGCAGTAGCTGCTCAATCCCTGGCTGAAGAGGTGAAAAATGAGCCTGCTAACCATAGCGCAAAACGTAGCTGATTTTACAGGGTTTGAACGGCCTACCACAGTTGTAGGTAATTCAGACCCAATCGCACGGCAACTGCTTGTCTTTATCAATCGTGAGGGCAAGCAACTTATGCGCTCACACAACTGGCCTATTCTATTGAAAGAGCATACTTTTAGCACCTCAAACGGTACGCAAAGCTATGACTTGCCAAGTGATTATGATCGCTCAGTTGGCGATACCATGTATAATCGCAGCGATTTGGAGCAAATGGTTGGCCCAATCACACCGCAACAATTTCAGAACGACAGGCACGGTTTAGCTTCTGTTGGCATTACACAACGGTTTCGCCTAAAGCCCTCAAGCAACGCTTTGAAGTTTGACATAACGCCAACACCGTCAGCAACAGAAACCATTGGCTTTGAGTATGTAAGCAGTCATTGGAACCAAACAAGCGGCGGTTCATCACAGGCGGCTATGGCGGCTGATGCTGACACGGGCATATTAGATGAAACCATTATTGAAATGGGCGTTACCTGGCGTTTTAAGCAGGCTCACGGCCTGACTTATGATGAGGACTTCCGCCAATACCAGCTTGAACTTAGGCAAGCCATAAGCCGCTCTGGCGGCGCACCAATCATTCAGCTAGATGACGCACGGCGTTACCTGGTCAACCCATATAGCTACAATCTACCCGACACAGGTTTTGGTATCTAATGCTTAGAGCGTTACAGTCATCAAATCGATTCAGGGTCAAAGCTGTTTCGATACCAGCCCCTGTAGGGGGTTTGAACAGCCGTGACAGCATTGACGCTATGGCTCCGACAGATGCCATCATTATGTCTAACTTTTTCCCAACCGTTGAAAAAGTGACCCTGCGCGATGGCTTTACACAGTTTTGCACCGGCATAGGGTCAGGCAATGTTGAAACACTGATTGAGCATAATGCTGGCGCAAACAGGCAACTCTTAGCTATTGGTTCTGACGGCGTTCTGTACCAGATAGACACAGGATCAGCGGTTAGCAAAAAAACTGGCCTTGCAAATGGACGCGCAGAGCATATTGAGTTTAACAACGTGTCTGTTGTTGTGCCAAGCGGCGCAAATGTACCGTTTAGCTGGAACGGTTCCAGTGCGTCAGACTTGTCCATCACACTGTCTGATAGTGTGAACCCGAACACACTTACAGGTGTCCATGCTCACAAAAACCGTGTGTATTATTGGACAGGCACAAGTCAGAATTTTTACTACAGTGCAACTGTAGACACCTTCCAGGGCAACTTCACGAAGTTTCCTGTTGGGCTTGTTGGCACATTCGGCGGTAACATTCTATCAATTAACAGCCTGAGTATCGATGGCGGTGAGGGCGTTGATGACTTGCTTGCCATCATAATGACTTCAGGTGAGGTGCTTATCTACAGCGGCTCTAACCCCAGCAGTGATTTTGCGCTGGTTGGTACGTTCAGAATAGCAGAACCTGTAAATGAAAAGCGCGGCATTGCAAAGCTGGGCGGCGATGTGATTGTGATGACCAGAGAGGGTTATCTGCCACTTAGCCAGGTTGTACGACAAGATTTGATAGGCAACAAAGCACAGGCCATATCTGAGAAGATACGAGGCACTGTGATTAACCAGGTAAAGCTAACGGGCACAAGCACAGGCTGGCAGATTTTTGTCAGCCCAGACGGCGACAAGGTATACTTCAATTATCCAACGGGCGACACAAACGACCCCTT